GAAGGTGTATATGTTAATAATTATACTTCTCCTGATTTAACACAGAGAGATACAACCAGTAGCGAATATTATACAGCTGCTGGTGGTTATGCTACCGGTTATGGCGATATGAATTATGATTCGGCGTATAGACAACATAATAATGATATCAAATCTCAAACTATTTATAATAGACCTAACCAAGGCGGAACTCAGATATTTAACCAACAAATGAATGTCAATTGCAATAAAAGTGATTGCGACAGATTAGATGGACGTGTTAATCCCGCATTTTCAAGAATATCTGGACTACCACCTTCTGTTCAAACTTACGGCGCAATTCACGCACCGCAATACTATAATGAATGTGCTGGTTGCGATAGAATAAATCCAGATATATTAACAGCCTTTAAGAATAATCCTTATACTCATTCATTGACTAGTTCTGTTTAAACACAAATGCTAAATGGGGTAAAATGTCAAATTCTTATAACTAGTAAAATGAGTATTTATCCAAAATGCGCCACTTCTTTTATGGAATTTGTTCAAACCGACAAGATACTATTAAATAAATTTGTAAGCAAAATTAAATAAAGTAACACCATTTGATGTAACATTAAGAGATGGTTTACAAGTAATGACTCGTGTCGAACAAGAAAATTTTGATAGTAATGAGTTATGAACAATATTATAAATTTAAAAAAACATACTTATTAAATAAGTGATGAGTTAAATTTATATTTAAATCAATACGTTCTATTTAAATATAAAAAGACTACTCAAAATATAGTAACTTAAATGTCATTAAATATACATCAATCTATAAAAGAAAAATTAAATTACTTTCATGAAATACATAAAATTCCCAATATCATATTTCATGGGCCATCAGGGAGTGGAAAACGTTCTATCGTTAATGAATTTATTAACAAAATTTATGACAATGATAGAGAGAAGATAAAATCATTTGTTATGTATGTTAATTGTTCACATGGAAAAGGTATCAAATTTATTAGGGAAGAATTAAAATTTTTTGCAAAGACACATATTAACTCAAATGGCGGAAATACTTTTAAAAGTATTATACTATTAAATGCAGATAAACTAACGATGGATGCACAATCTGCTCTCAGGAGATGTATTGAGTTATTTAGTCATAATACACGTTTTTTTATTGTAGCTGAAGATAAATACAATTTGATGAAGCCAATTCTCTCAAGATTCTGCGAGATATATGTTCCTGAACCAGTTCTTAATGGTCAAATAATTAATTTGTACAGATACAATTTAAATGAAGTATTTAAAATGAAAGATTTAAAAATCCAAAAAAAATTAACATTGTCAAAAGAATTGACAAAAATTAATAAAAATATAACATTAGAAGATTTAATGAATTTGTGTACAAAATTATATGAAAAAGGTTATAGTGCTTTAGATGTATTGACATTATTAGAAAATCCTAATTTTTTGAAAGCAAATATATCAGAAGAAAAACGTTATGAATTGCTGATTTGTTTTAATCGTGTTAGGAGGGAATTTAGAAACGAAAAATTATTGTTTTTGTTTATTTTAAATTTCATTTTTTTTAGTTCAGAATTATGTTTAGAAAATATAAGTTTTATGTAAATGGACGATTTCAATGTTAGTGCGCTTCATGAGTCTAAAAATGAATGGGGATCCAGATTGGTTACCTTATTAACACCTTTAGTTATTGATGGTTATAAATCTATTCTTGAAGAATCGGTTAAACTTTGCAAAGACAATAATGAAATGGATAAATATCTTATGACATTTCAAAATTTAATCTCCAGAATTCCAAAATGGAATCAACAGATTGTTGAGAATGAGAAAAAAAGAATTTGCGAAAAATCAGGATGTAATTATTTAGAAGATTTAGTAACATGTGTTCATATCATTCAGCTTAAAATTTTAACTGCCATGCGTGTCGGACAAAAACAAAAAAAGATTGATATCAATATACCTAAATTAGATGATTTCATCCATAAAGTATATATTAGTGTAGCTAGAAAAGTATATAAAAATGTATATCTATTTGAATTAAATATCCAACCATTACAAGTACAAAAAAACTATAGAGAGTTGGAAATTATTGTACAAGAATGCATTTTAAATACGTTGAGAGAAAGTATTCCGGTTGAAGCAATTTTAAAGGCATACATGGACGAGTCAGTTGAAGAAGATGTTATTGAAGAAGTGAAAGAAGAAGTAACACATGAGCCAATAAAATCACCTGCTAATTCTCAAGTTGTTGCTGAAGGTATTCCTGAACAACCAGTACAAAAAGGTATCAGTTTCAATGATATAGATTATGTGCAAACTGACAATGGAATATCTCAAATACCTGCTCCAAAAAATATCGAACGTCTAGAAGAGATTAGTGCGATAAGATATGAACAAAGAAAACGCGAACAAGAGGATGACGATGATAATATTAGATTGAATATTTCAGACCAACCTTTTAGTTTGGATAATTTAGATGTTCATAATATTGAGGAGCCAAAGTTGGACTTATTACCAGATTTATTAATTGATGAAATTGAAGTTTTAGAATAAAATGCGTAAAATATGTTCTAAGATTGTTCTTAAGTAGTTTAATAAATGGCAAGTGTATTTGTAGTAGCAGGTGTGATTGCGGTCACATTTTTCTTGGCAAAATTCTTAGAAATGAGATATATTGAAAAAGAAAGTAAGCCATTAAAATTACTAATTAGAGATGCTCTTATAGTTTATTTTAGTGTAATAGTAGCTAATTTTGTTATGGAACAATTGAATACAGCAATGGAAAGTAGCGGTGGTGGTAAAAAAGTAACTCCAGTTTTTACAGACAATCCTACGTTTTAAATTATTATATAATTATAAAAATATATCTATTAATTTACACCTTTGAAGATAGTATTTACACATGTATTACTTCAAAAGGGGTTGATTATGCAGATTTATCATGGTCTTTCGATTATTCATCGACCACTAAAACAAAACCAAAAACAGTATAAAATATGATGTCAAATATACAGGCGGTTCATGTACATCGTCAAGCAAAACATTTACTAATTAACGCCCGGTCCAAACCTTGACCACTGGGGCTTTTATAGTGCCTTTTTTTAAGTCAACCATATATTCATCATACGAATAGCCCCATGTTTGATATTTCATAATGTCGCCAAATAAGGATTTTTGACGTATTATATTTTGATATTCTGTAAAAAATATGCAACCAAGTATTCTCTCTAGACAACATCTATCTATTCTGCGACTAACTGCTGATACCAATTGTGTTATGCCATATTTATGTTCTATTCTTTCTAAAAAACCCAAACTTATATAAGACTGTACACCAAAACATCCAAACCATTTGTCATGAGGCAACCCTATAATAGTATCATTTGATAGTTTGCTATCAAGCGTTTGGTAGTTTTTTAAATATCGCATAATTCTTTTTCTATTTTCGACATCCTCTTTATCTGGATAAAAGAACCATAAAGGTAACACACTCATACCATTTAATTTTTCAAATGCTATTCGTTTGTGAAAAAATACACTATCATGAATTATTACAGCATTTTTGAAAAATTTATGTTTTAAGAAATAATAATATGGCAATAACTCACCTCTTCCTTTAAACTCGGATTGAATTATTTCTATATTTTTATATTCAAATTCAGCCTTTACATACTCATAATTACTATTATCATCTATAATTACAATTTTTCTATAAGGATATAGGGTTCTTAAAAGTTTTACACAGTGATTCCAATAATTATTTGTTTTTGCAGAGTTTACATGCCTAGTTATAATAAATCCATATAAATTACTCATAATATATATAAATATTATCTATTATGAATTAACTATAAAAAATTTTTGATTTTAAATATGCGAAGGTATTTTATCAATATCAATTACTTCATCTATATTCTTAATATCTCCATTATTAAATTTTGAAAATGCATCAAATTCTGGTCGTTCTAATTGTGCTTGTGGGGTATGATAATGAACACATCTAGCTATCATTTTATACAACTTAAATTCCGGATATCTCTCTACACCATTATTCTTGTAAAGCATATTAATACCTTTATCATCTAGACACCATTCAAATACAAGATGTTTAATAGGGTCTGTTATTTTACTCAAATCTTTCATTTCTTCAAAATCATCTATAATATAATCAAAAATAGAACAAGCTAAACGACATAAATCAAAACTTGGATTTGGTTCTAATCTCGGTTTCTTGTCATTAAAGTATGGTTCAGTATTATATTGAGTAGCGGCATCTCCCCCAGTTTGAAAACTATCACTGCAAAACAATTTACCATCAAATTTAAAAATGCTTCGACCAAAATCGATTATTTTAAATAAACGACCAAATGTTGGCACTTTGTAGTACTTTTTCTTATAGCAATAATACAAAAATTTCTTATCTGTATGATTATACATTACATTATTTGTATGCAAATCATTATGAGTAAAATTGAAAGCCTTTTGATATGTAATTAAAATCATTATTATTTGCATGAATGCCGATAACCATTCTTCTGTAGTTAAATCCTGTGTTAATATCAAATCATCAAACGTATTTTCGCAGTACTCCATAGCAATAACTTGAACAGGAAATCTCGGAATTGTTACTTCTATTCTCTCCTCCTCAAACTCTTCATCATCATCACTTGCATCTGTCCAATCACCATCATTATCACCATTGCTATTTTTTTCATCTATTTTCTCTGAATCTGAATCAAAAACTTCTGATCCATCGCAATTTTCGCATTCTTCTGCGTCTTCGTCATTTGTATAAGATGAACGAGACGAACATGTCGAACTCGATTTAAGGGTGACTTGATGGTCTGTTAAAATATTTGTATTTGTTAAGTCAATCAAATCAATTGACATTTCTCTCAAATCATTCAAACCTAAGGTTTCTGTGTTTAAACTATCATCAAAAATATCTTCAAATAACTCATTATTTACAGAATTTAAAGATTTTAAGCTTACATTATTACCAATTGTTATAGGTTTTAATTTTGCAGAATCTTGTTGAAATAAATGGTCGTAGTCATCAATTTTAAATAATTGATTTTTATTTTTATTGAAAAATTCTGAGTTATTTAAGTAATCAATATCATCAAAAACATTCAATTTAAAATCATTTTTAATTGCCAAAAATGAACCATAATAATCAATACCATTAATAAATTTATAAGTATGACGTAACTGACTTGATAAAAATATAAACATACCATCTACATATCCAGCATTATTACAATCAATAAATTTAGCATTGCAATCTTCTGTAGTTGAATTAATTTTTGGAAGATTAAATAGTTTTTGATTAGATATGTCATATTTACCAATCATATATTTATATGGGTCTAGAAGTGGCGCCAATTTAAAAAACACTTCTTTATCTTTTACCTTATTAGTTTCGATATTTTTTATTCTACAATTAAACAAATTATGATTTACTTCTTCTTCATTATCACGTGAATCTCCTTTTGGCTCAATATTTGATATATACCATTTATTATTGAGATTGATGCTATTATAATTCGTATCATTCAAATTAAAAAATCTTGTGTAAATAGGTATATAGTTTTGAATTTTGGAGAGAAAAAGTGAGTCAGACTCTTCAAAACGTTTGAATAATTCGGTATTCTTCCTCTTTTGATAATTAATGCTTATCATCTTTAGCTATTTAAGATATAAATTAAATGTGTTTTTAACTAATTATTGAGAGAATAGATTTAATCTCTCTAAAGATTTCTTAATATTAAAATTATTTAGCGTTTAAATAAAATTAAATTTCTTTTTTAAATAGTATAAAATGACCCTTGAACTTAAAAAATTCGACATGAAAAGTATTCAGTTTAAGCCAAATGAAAATAAAGGTCCTGTTGTTGTTTTAATTGGTAAGCGTGACACAGGTAAGAGTTTTTTAGTCCGTGATTTATTATGGTACCAACAAGATATCCCAATTGGTACTGTTATATCGGGAACTGAAGAAGGCAACGGATTTTATGGAAAAATGGTGCCGAGGTTATTTATACACAATGAATATAACTCTGCTATTATTGAGAATATTTTGAAACGCCAACGCACCGTATTAAAACAGGTCAAGAAGGAAATGGAGACATATAAACGCACAACAATCGACCCGCGCGCATTTGTAATTCTTGATGATTGTTTATACGATAATACATGGTCTCGTGATAAGCTTATGCGTTTACTTTTTATGAATGGTAGACACTGGAAGGTCATGTTAGTCATCACGATGCAATATCCATTAGGCATCCCTCCCACACTGAGAACCAACATAGATTATGTATTTATTTTGAGAGAAAATTACATTGCTAATAGAAAACGAATTTATGAAAATTATGCTGGTATGTTTCCTACTTTTGAAGCATTTTGTCAGGTGATGGATCAGTGCACTGAAAATTATGAGTGTCTTGTTATTAACAACAACTCTAAATCTAATAAACTTAACGACCAAGTATTTTATTATAAAGCTGATGCACATAATGACTTCAGATTAGGCTCAAAGGAATTCTGGGAATTGTCTAAGGGAATGCCCGAAGAAGACCAAGAAGAACAATATGACCCTTCCAAGACTAAGAAACGAGGTGGAGGACCTCGAATTAGTGTTAAAAAGGTTAATAAATGGTAATATCTTGGTTTTGAAAATCTTGTTTTAAAAAATAAAACCAAAATATAATAATTTAAAGAGATATTTTGATTATAAATTATAATATGGAAAAACTTGATATCATTAGTTTAATTGAAACAAACCCTATTATAAAGCTAAATAGCGATTATAATAATAAGTTATTGAATAAAATTAAAAATGAATTTACAGATGACGAACAAAAATTATTTTTAACTAGCTTTTATTGTTATTTAAATTATCATCCTAAAAATGATTTTGTTATTGACTTAGATAATGTGTGGAAATGGTTGGGATTTAGTCAAAAATATAATGCAGAAAGAATTTTAGAAAAACATTTTATAATTAATAATGATTATAAAAATCTTGCTCCTCAAGAAGGAAAAGCAAGTTCAAAAAATGAAAAATGGGGAGGACATAATAAAAAAACTGTTATTATGAATATTAGAACGTTCAAATTATTTTGTCTTTTATCTGAAACTCAAAAAGCTAAACAAATACACAATTATTTTATAAAATTAGAAGAATTGTTGCACGAAGTTTTGGAAGAAGAGTCCTTGCAATTGAAACTCCAATTGCAAGAAAAAGATAAAATTCTACTAGAAACAAAACAAACCGCAGAAGAGGAGAAAAATCAGTTAAAGAAAGAAAAATTAAAAGAAATTGAAAAAGCGATTATTTCTCAATTTCCCGTCAATACTGAATGCATTTATTTTGGTACTATCGATGATACAAATGAACAACACGAAACATTAATGAAATTTGGACATACAAATGATTTATCGGTTAGAGTTCAATATCATCATAAACACTATAATAATTTTAATTTAGTAAACGCTTTTAAAGTTCAAAATAAAGTAGAAATTGAAAATTTAATTAAAACTGACCCTAAAATTAAAAAATATATTAGAACTATTCAAGTCAACGGTAAAAATAAAACCGAAATAATAGCTTATAACAATTCAAATTTTACAATTGATAAGTTAACCAAATATATAAAAGACATTATACATATGAAAATGTATAGTATTGAAAATTTTCATAAATTGACTAACCGTAACGAAGAATTAGAAAAAGAAAATGTATTATTAAACGAAAAAATTATTAAATTAGAAAAAGAATTATCCAGCAAAAATATACAATTTATTAATTTAAACGATGAATTTGACAAGTACAAAGAAAAGTATAATTTTGAATTAAAAAAAGAAGAATCAGTTTATCAAAATGTATTATTGCCAGAAGACGAAACAACACAAAAATTTAACGACTTTGTAGCCAATTCATGTATTATTCGCAATGACGTTGAAGAAAAATCAGTTAATTTAGAAGGTAGATTTAGATTATGGAATAAAATTAAACCTACAAAAGAAATGTTTCATTCTCTTAAAAATTACCTTGATACACGATTTAAACCAAGAAGAATAGAAGGACAACATGGATATGTAGGAATTAAGTTAAAACCTATTGAATACAAAAAAATGAGTGAACAATCGGATGTTGAAACTTTCATATTTCAAATGTGTCAATTTTCAGATTGCGGAAAGATACTGAACTCATCACTTTTGAGGGAATATCAAAAATGGAAAATGATGGTTGATAAATCTTTATCTGAAAATGACATGAAAGAAATTAAGGACTATCTTAACAATTGTCCTTATGCTTTAAAAGCTACTGTTTGGACAGATGAAGGAAATAATGAAGGATACTATGGTTTAACGTTAAAAGAAAAATATCAAAACGTAAAATCAAATTACATATCAACAACAGGTAAAAAAGTATATAAAAAACATAAAGAAACTAACGAATTATTATGTATGTGGGAGACAATTGCTAAGGCTGCTTTAAATGAAGGAATATCTACGGCTAAAATGAGTAGATGTGTTAAAAATAAAACTATAATTGATGACTATTATTACACAGATTTTAAATAAATAAATATTATTATTATTTAAATATTATAAACAATTTTATGACAGTCAATTTAACTTTGCATTATAATCATATATTTAATGAACTTAATTATATGATTCTATTATTTTATTTCTTGTTAGCAAATGGCCCAGATTTCAACAAACTTTGACCATTATCAGTCTTTCCAATTACAACATTCTCTCCTTCGAATAATTCGGCACAGATGTCTGCAGTAGAAATGTTTTCTTGTTCACCCAATGCGAATTCTTGAGTATTTGTATTATTGACACCAATCAAGTTACCTTGTTCATCAATTGTTTGTGTAAGCGAATTTCCACTCTTTTCAGCTCTCTTTACATTATCTTCAATTGCCTTTTGCTTAGTTTCCTTAACACGTTGCTCGAATGCAGTCTTAGCATTAGCTTCATTCTTTTGTTTCTCATGCATCAATTGATTAAGCTCTTCCTCCATATATTCAACACGTCCAGTCTTATATGCTTCAGGGTCCCATGGCATCCATGTTCCAACTGGTCCAACAAAGACATCATGATTTGGGTCAATTTCTCTCAACATTTTACATCTTAATTCAGCTTCTTCTTGTGTTGGATATACACCGCGAACTTTAAGACCTCTTGTACTAGTTTGGAAGTTATTTGCAATGTCAAATTTCTTTTGTAAATCATCTTCATGATTATCTAAATAAGTTTTATAATCATCATCGAGTGAAGACTTTACCAAATTCTCTTTCTCTTCCTGAACAAAATCCTTAAAATCTTTATTTAAATCCTCAAATGAGAGATTATACTTAAAAGAAATAAAATTTACGAATTGAAGAAATTTTTCCATAGACTTATTGAATTCCCAGTTCTTTAGGAATTCTTCAAAAAAGAATACTTCCTTTTGCTTTAAAACTTTTTCTGGAGATACAAAAGACATGCAAACAAAATTTTGACCAGCAATTGGTTTATCAGTTTCTAATATATCGACATATTTAGGGTTTTCTTTTCCATTAGATTGCTTTCGCTCAAATCCCTTTTTAGAAGATTGCTTAGTTTTAGAACGATCCATTTTAATTAATTATTTTATTTATTTTTAAGTTTTTTAGCGCACAAATTATTTTTTCTTGATATTTAATATAATGAACGGTTTAATTAACGTTGGTGAACTTGTCAAGAGAATTATTAAGTACCTTGTTGAAGGTTTAATGGTCGCTATTGCTGCGTATGCTATTCCTAAACGTTCCTTGAACATTGAGGAAATTATTTTGATTGCCTTAACTGCTGCTGCCACATTTAGCATTCTTGATACCTATGTTCCATCCATGGGTGTAACTGCTCGCAGTGGTGCCGGATTTGGTATTGGTGCTAATCTAGTCCGTTTTCCTGGCGGGTTTTAAGACCATAAATGGTAACAATTAATATATAATTTCATAAAATTTGAAAATAATGCTTTTATGAAAATAATATAAACATATAATTTTATTTTTATTATAATAAAATGAAATTTAATAATGAAACTCTTATTGAATATTGTAATACAAATAATATTACTTTATTAAGGTCATATGAAAATATAAATAGAGAAAGTTATATTGAAGGCAAATGTATTTGCGATGGATGTGAAAACAACTTTAATAAAAATTTTAGACAGTTAATAAAAACAGGAGCTTATTGTAGTGGTTGCATGACTAATATTTCAAATAATAAAATACGAGATGCAAAAGTTAAATATGATGTAAATATTTTAAATGAATTTTGCGATAAAAATAATATATTTTTAACAGATGATTATTCAAATCAATTTGTTAATAGGGATACAATAATTGAAGGAGTTTGTAAGAATATTGAATGTGAAAATATTTTTAGTAAACCATTCAGACAACTATTAAAAATTAATGGCTATTGTGAAAACTGTAGCAAAGAAAATGGTAAAGTTAAAATTGTAGAAACAAATATAAAAAAATATGGCGTTGATAATGCTATGAAATGTCAAGATTTTAAAGATAAACTAAAACAAACTATGATAAATAAATATGGCGTTGAACATAACTCTCAATTAGAAAACATTAAACAACAAAAGATAGATAAAAGTATTGAAAAATATGGAACAGACTTTGTTCTACAATCTTCTGAAATAAGAAATAAGATAAAACAAACTAATTTACAAAAATATGGCGTAGAAAATCCTCAACAAAATAAAGTAATCAAAAATAAAACTTGTTCTACTAATATGGATAAATTTGGTTGTAAATCGCCTACAGGTGATAAAGTTGTGAAAGAAAAAATATATAAAACCAATATGGAAAAATACGGAGTTCCACATCATTCACAAAACTCAGAAATAGCTGAAAATATGTTAAAAAGTTCGTATAATAAAAAACAATATATATTGCCTTCAGGTAAAATAATAACATATCAAGGTTATGAAAACTTTGCACTTGATGAACTTTTATTTGAAGAAAAAATTAATGAAGATGATATTGTTACAGAGAGAAGTAATGTTCCAGAAATATGGTATAATGATGTAAATAATAAACGACATAGACATTATGTCGATATTTATATTAAGTCACAAAACAGATGTATTGAAGTTAAATCAACTTGGACTAATCAAACCAAGAATAATGTATTTGAAAAGAAAAATGCTGCGGAAAGTTTAGGATATAAATATGATTTATGGATTTATGACAAAAAAAGAAACAAAATAGAATTATAATCTTATAATAATATATTATGGCAAAAAAACATACGCGTAATAGAAGACAAAAAAGAAGGATATCTAGAACAAGAAAAATGGTTGGTGGTGCGTATTCACAATCAGAAATACAACAATTGCAAACTGCTCAGTTCTCAGAAAATCAAATTCAATCTTTACAAGATATGGAAATCCCATTTAACGAAGTTATATTTAAAGTCTATCAATTACAAAATCAAGTTCCTGGTGACGAATTGGCTGAGCAAGTAATGATTGAAATTCTTAATGAACAAATATTTCAAAATCCAAATGCAGAAACTATAGATGCTATACCACATGCTCAAGATGATGCTCACGATATGGATTTATCATTTAATAGCGATAATGGTTCTTTACATATGTCCGATTTAGATGTAACACAAGACAGTATGAGGGCAAATACTACTGTTGCAGATGAATCATTTGGCAATTCTAGTATGTCGGATGGTTCTATGTCATCAATTTCATCTGGCAATGAATCGTTAGCAAGTGAATATGGTGGAAAACGAAGCAGAAGAAAAACTTCTAGAAAAGGAAGAAAGACTAGAAAAAGTAGAAAGCAAAGAGGTGGTATGTGTTATGGTAATGGTGTAGGTGCTAATAGCTATGACCCTAACTATTCAATATATAACACAAATATGTTGAAACTTTTCCCATACAAAGCTCAATAATCAATTAAATAATTTTATTTTAAATCGTAGGTATAAATTCCCAATCTAATTCTTCACAAATCTTTTTCCAAATAATATCTTGTTCCATTCTTTTTTCTGGGTCTTTTAGCATTGGAAAATGTTCTAGATATTTCTCTTCACCTAAAAGTTCGCAAAGCTTGTATGCTGTATAATAGTAATTTAAGAAATTAACTCGGTCATCTGGACAATATTTTGAATAAGGAGCTTGAAGTTCAATAAATAAGTTGCAAAGTGTCTCTTCAAGTTCGGGCGACATAATTGGTGGTTTAATTCCCAATTTGTCTTTGATAAATGGTATATGCTCATAATACTTATTATACCCAAGCTTCTTCAAAATTTCTTTTGTCTTTACATTTGTAATTTGTGCTATTTCAATTCTCTCCTTCTTAATTTGTAACTTTATATTTTCAATAACATCTTCTGGTATCTGAGTTGTTTCTTTGCCTTGAAATTGAGCTAATATTTCTTTAAAATGATTAATGCGTTTATAAGCATAAAAACAAACTTCTTTTGGTGGTTCCTTATAAGAAGGCTTTTCATTTTCAATAAGATATGGAATGCTTCTTGAACACACATTGCAAACCATAATGCCATCTTCTTCTAATGGAATTAATTCACCTTTGTGACACACTTGGCAAATATCTGTTGGATAAACAAAGTTATTAATATCTAAAAAATCATCGCTTACATTAGTTAAGTATTTAAGAACGATGTTGCAATTATCTTTTTGAACAATTTTATTTGCTATATCATCTTCTTTAATTTTAAAAAAATTGTTAACTAATTTTGTTTTATTAGTAACAGTCTGTGTATTTGTACCAGTTGATATATTTTTCTTATTTTCAAAATATTCAAATATAAATTTTGAATTATCAAGAAAATAATCTTTCTTTTTCATTTTTGTATCTTTTATTATTTCTTTTAGTGAGTAAATATTATCCTTTATATCAAGTATTTCTTCAATAGATAATTGCTCTCCTTCTTCTTCTAATTTTTTCTTAAGTATTTGAATTTGACATTTGTAATCTATTACTATATTTTCATCTTTTGAAAATTCATTTAAAAATTCTTTGTGTTTAGTATCAAGTGTTACTGCCGATTTTTTATTAAACTTAATCTTTTTACTCGATTTTGGTCTAAAGGTTGGCATAACTATTTAATATAAATTTATGGATTTTGTTTAACTATTAATATGTTTAAAATATTTATTTAAATTACTTAAAAATAAAATTGAAATAAATAACCAAAACTTACATAAATATAAAAAACAATAATATATAACTAGAATGACTCAGATTTTTGATTCTTTGTTTATTAAGCGCTTCTGTTTGCCGTCAAATGCTGACGTTTCTTCCTATGAGAATGGAGACTCTTATATCTCCTCCTCATGTTTGTGCGGAAATTACAATCATGCATGCTGTATTTTACAAGGGAAAGGGTGGTGTTTTGGAAAAGGCTAATGTTTTAAGTTATGGATTTAATATGATGGGTGACGTTTCTGGAAATCAACCTGGAATTCATGCAGAACATGATGCGATAAATGGATTAAAACCCTTAAGAAGAAAGAAACATTTACAAAATGTTAATATTTTGGTTGTAAGACTTTCAAAAAATAATAGGCTACAAAATTCTAAGCCATGTGCTAATTGCATAGAAACTATGAATATTCTACCTGAAAAGAAAGGTTATCGAATAAAAAATGTATATTATTCAAATGAAAATGGAGAAATTGTAAAGAGTAACTTAAAAATTTTGGAAAATGAAGAATTGCATTATTCAAGATTCTTTAGAAGAAATAGATATTCTCTCTAATTAAACAAGTTAAAACATATTTAAAGTTTTCTTATTTTAAATTAAATGGATATAAAAGTAAACCTAGACTCCTTAAAAGATTTAGAAAATGAAAATGTAAAAGTAGATGTAATAAAATTTCAAAAAATGATGTTACTTTTTAATTCTATTGAGCAAGGATGGTCTGTAAAAAAAAGAGATTGTTCATATGTATTCTCAAAGCCACATGAAAATAAAAAAGAAGTACTAGAGGATAGTTACTTATTAAAATTTATGAAGACCAATTTAGATTTAAATAAAATTATATCATAATAAAATTTGCATTTTTATCGAATTTAAATTAATTAATTAATTTAATTTAATTAATTTAATTTCCAAAAAATTTTTTTCTTTAGGGATTGTATAAAATGGGAGGTGGATTAATGCAACTCGTAGCTTATGGCGCTCAAGATGTTTACCTTACTGGTAACCCTCAAATTACTTTTTGGAAAGTAACCTATCGTAGATATACTAACTTTGCTATTGAATCAATTGAACAAACATTCAATGGTCAAGCTGATTTTGGACGCAGAGTCCAATGTGTTATCAGCAGAAACGGAGATTTGGCTTACAGAACTTACTTGCAAGTCACTCTTCCTGAAATTAACCAACTTATGGGTCTTGGCAACTACACCACTGGCCAAAACACTGGTGTCTATGCCCGTTGGTTAGATTTCCCTGGTGAGCAATTGATTGCTCAAGTTGAAGTCGAAATCGGTGGTCAAAGAATCGACCGTCAATATGGTGACTGGATGCACATCTGGAACCAATTGACCATGACCTCTGAACAACAACGCGGTTACTTCAAGATGATCGGTAACACCACTCAATTGACCTTCATCACTGATCCTTCTTTCTCTGATGTTGAATCCCCTTGTGACTCCTTGGCTCCTCGTCAAGTTTGTGCTCCTCGCAATGCTCTTCCAGAAACCACTTTGTACGTTCCTCTTCAATTCTGGTTCTGCACCAACCCTGGTTTGGCTCTTCCTTTGATTGCTCTTCAATACCACGAAGTCAAGATTAACCTCGATATCAGACCTATTGATGAGTGCTTGTGGGCTGTCACTACATTAAACTGCAACACCAACCCTTACGCTGCTAGTGGTCAATACTCTGTTGGTCGCCCAGTTCCTGCTACCATTGCTTACAACCAATCTTTGGTTGCCGCTTCCTTGTACGTTGACTTTGTCTTCTTGGACACTGATGAACGTCGCAGAATGGCCCAGAACCCTCACGAATACTTGATCACTCAATTGCAATTCACTGGTGATGAATCTGTTGGTTCCTCATCCAACAAGATTAAGTTGAACTTCAACCACCCTGTTAAGGAGCTCATCTGGGTTGTCCAACCTGATCAAAACGTTGATTACTGCTCATCTTTGACTTGTGATGCTCTCTTGTTCAAGGTTCTTGGTGCTCAACCTTTCAACTACACTGATGCCATTGATGCTCTTCCAAATGCTATCCATGCCTTCGGAGGGCCTGCTTCTGTTGCTGCTGACTCTCGTGCCTACATTGATGCTCAAGGTCTTTTCCAAGATGCTGGTGCTCTTGATTACCAACCAACTGCTAACCAATTGTTCGGTCCTAGTTTCACTGGTTACTGGCACGGACCTTCCAACCCTTACAATGAGGCAAACTTGGGTGGACCTGCTGTTCAATTGAACGGTTCTGGACTTGATGCAGCTACTCTTGCGGCTCTTCAACCAACTGGTTCTCACCTTGACAACTCTGGTGTCTCTGATGCAGGTACATTCGTCTTGTCCGAAACCTCTTTGGACATGCACTGTTGGGGACAAAACCCTGTCGTCACCGCTAAGCTTCAACTTAACGGCCAAGATCGCTTCTCTGAGCGTGAAGGAACTTACTTCTCTTGGGTCCAACCATACCAAGCCCATACCCGCAACCCTGATGAAGGTATCAACGTCTACTCATTCGCTCTTCGCCCAGAAGAACACCAGCCATCAGGCACGTGCAACTTCTCCCGCATTGATAACGCCACACTTCAATTGGTCTTGTCTAATGCTACTGTTGAAGGTACCAAGACTGCTAAGGTTCGTGTCTACGCTACCAACTATAACGTGTTGAGAATTATGTCGGGCATGGGTGGGTTGGCTTATTCCAATTAGACACCTTATATCGTGTGGTTTTTATTTGTATATTTTAATAATTAATTATTACTTTTTAATTATTAAAGCAAAAAACAATATAAAGCTAGTACATTAAAATAATTATAAAATGAGCATTGACATAGTTAATCTTATTGAAAGCAACCCTGTGACCAAATTAACTGGAGATTATCAATCTAAATTGGTTGAAAAGGTTAAAAACAACTTCACAAATTATGAACAACAAATGTTCTTATCAAGCTTTTATTGCTATTTAAAGTATAATCCACAAAATGATTTTGTTATTGACTTAGATAATGTATGGAAATGGCTTGATTTTAGTTCAAAACATAAAGCAAAAGAATTGTTAAATAAATTTTTTGTTATTAATAAAGATTATAAATTTTTGGTCACCCAAACGGGTGAGCAAAGTTTTGGTAATGAAACTAGCGGAGCAAAAAAAGAAACAAGAGGGGGTCACAATAAAGACATTATTATGTTAAACGTTGAAACATTCAAGAGATTTTGTTTAAAAGCTGGAACAAAAAAAGCAGATGAAGTTCACGATTATTTTATTAAATTAGAAAATATAATGTTTGAAATTACAAAAGAAGAAGGTGAAGAACTTAAAAAACAGGTTATGCAACTTGAAAATAAAAATAAAGAAATGGAACATAAAATTATTAAACAAAAAGAAATTCAAAATGAAAAAACATTATTAGAAAAATTTTCATATAATTGTTCTTTAATTTATATTATTAAAGTTAAAACTTATAAAAAAGGAGATTATATTGTTAAAATTGGATACAGTGACAAAGGCATATCAAATAGATACAACGAACATAAAAATAATTACGATGAATGTATTTTATTAAATTGTTTTTTAGTTGACAAAAGTAAAGATTTTGAGAGTTTTTTACATAATCACACTTTAATTTTCCCTAACAAATGCAAAACGTTGAAAGGACATGAAACAGAAAATGAATTATTCTTAATTGGGAATAATTTAACATATCAAATGGTCATCAAAATTATCGAAGACAATATTGAGCATTACAATTATAAAGTTAGAGAGTTATTATTAGAAAATCAATTATTAAAAGAAAAAATAAATTCAAATCAAAATAATATTAATAATGATTTAATATTAGAATTGATGCAAACTACTAAACTATTATTGAATAAAGTTAGTTCCCTCGAACAATCAAACCAAGAAATTCTAAATAAGTTAAATTCACAACAAACCAAAGTTACAACTGGATTTAATCAACAGCTACAAACATTAGGACCAAGACTTCAAAAAATTAACCCTGAAACACTTCAATTAATAAAGGTTTATGAATCTGTAACTGATGCTATGAATGAAAACAAACAAATTAAACGTCCAAGTATAATGAAAGCAATTCAAGCAAATACTGTTTACTGCGGTTTTCGATGGCTATTAGTAGAGAGAAATCTTGACCCAAATGTCATTCACTCTATCGAACCGACCAAAGAAACAAAAACGCAAAATTTAGGATATATAGCAAAATTAGATGCTAACAAATCTGAAATAGTAAATGTATATTTAGATAGAAAAACTGCAGCTCAAATGAATGGATATAAAAATTCATCGGCTTTAGATAATCCAGTAAAAAATGGAACCACGGCAAACGGTCATTACTACATATTATACAACAATTGCGACAAAGATTTAATCTGTGGGTTTGAAGAAAAAAACGGTTCTCCGTTATTGTATAAAAATGGCATTGGTCAATTTGATTTAAACGGAAATATGATAAACGATTATTCGTGTAAATACGATTGTATCAAAGAACTTAAAATGAGTGATAAGACATTATCTAAGTGTATTAATAAAAATATTTCTTATAATGGATTCTATTACAAAGAACTTGGAGAGAAATTAAAAATTTAAATTAAAAAATTGAAATGAAAAAATACAATAAAATGAAAACTAAAACTAACAAACCAAAGATGTCTGGAACTTTACGATTTACTTTTAAATTAGTCTTTACTTCTAACGTTTGGCAATTAGACATTGACAGCTCAATGACTACAGCAGATTTAATTACTTGGATAAATGAACCCGAAATGCGTCAACTATTTAATATTCATGAACATTATCATATTGATATTGTTAGAGCTGGTAATTTTACATATGGACACGCTGAATTAGCGCCATCAATTATGGTTTCATTCTCAGAAACCGTCGGTGAAAAATTTAATCCTGAAACCACATCATTTTACCTACGTCCTGTGCATCCTATTACAGAAGAGTTTTTTAGAAGACATGATTATTCGGTTGCACCAAATTATATACATCCAACTACACCAGAACCTTTGACAGAAATGGAATTATTAATACCATCTTTAAATAGTGAAACTATTGTAGAAGAGATTAGTCCATTGCTATAAATTTTAAAATTATAAACATGAAAAAAATTTGCCATTTTAAATCTTCAAGGGTTTAAATAATAAATAAATTTGTTAATTTTTTTAATTATTTTTATGCGTCTTCGTCATCTTCGTCATCTTCAGACTCTTCAATCTCCTCAACTTCTTCAGCCTGATCATCATTATTGTCATCCTCAATGTATTCATAATCTTCTTCATCGTTTTCATCCAAAGTAGCATCAATATGTTCTCCTGGAATTTCAATATAATCACCATTTTCATATCTTACACGCGCACAATTAAACAATATATTCATATTTATAACCTCTGGTTTAGCTGTGTCAGATGTAAATAATTTAGCAATTTGAGAGTCATCTCTAAATCTAACTGTATAAGTTTGTTGTATATTATTTCTACCAATGCGACCCATAGCTTGGATTACCTTTTCTTGTGTTAAATCTAAATCTTTACTCAAGAAACCATGACAAAACTGATAATTTGTTCCATAAATATAGTCACTTGAGGCGATAATCATATACAATTTCTGTTCATCGGCAAGTGTCTTCATAATTTCTGTATAAGTAATATTCTCATGATTAATGAATACACCAATTCCCATCATAAGCAATACCTTCCATAAATTTTCAACGCCATTGAGAGCCATAATATCAGCTACAATTTGTTCATCAATTGTGCTTGTAAATGCATTCGAAATAGTTGTATTAGGTGCCCATTTTTCAATATGATTTCTTTTATTTGGAACAAATGTGTCATTTAATGAAGCGCGTCTAATCATAGACCTTAGTTGGTTAATTTCTTCAGTCATTTTATTCAATGCACCCTTATTCTGCATTTCTTCTGGAATATCTTTACTTAACTTTTTAGGGTCTTTATTAGACTTTACTCTTCCCTTGACACGAACACCTTTATCTATAACGCTTACTGAGTTTTTTGCTCGTTGCTCAATGCCCTCTTTAATAACATCTAACTCAGTTTCAATTTGATAAATTTTTTCATTAATAACATTATTATACTCAATCTTTTTCATAAGGTCTTCCATAACAGCTGGTGGAATATTTGCCTGTTGAACACAGAATTTTGCTATTTTTTCAATATCGTTTGAAATAAATATAGTTGGACCATCTGTAAGCGTATATGAATCTTTTGTAGTTACATATACACCTGAGGTTCCAGCAGGAATTGGTTCGGAAATTCTTGTACTAGTAATTTGCTCTGAAGCTAGTCTAGTCAAAGGAGCACCTGACAATGAATTTTGTGGCACTATAGATGATACACCTGGACCAACACTTCTAATTTTTTGAATTTTATTACCCTTTGTATCTACTAGAGTATTTTCTAATATTCTAGGACGTCTATTATCCATAAAATTTCTATAAATTAGAGGCCAATTAGCAGGTGCAATATTTTTTAACATATTTATATAATATATTTTAATATTCTTCATATTAATTGAATCCAAATCTTCAAAATGCCTTTCAAGACGCATTCGATTATTAGCATAATTATTTTTATTGACAAATGTAATAAACTCTACAACTTCCTTCAAATCGAAGTAACGTAGTAAAGTCAAATAATCACTGCAATGATTTGCAATATTTAACATCACATTGTATCTGTCACTCAAATAATGAGGCAATACTACAAATCCATCTTTATTAATAATTGGAATCGATTTTTTACAATCATGACTAATAATATTACAAATTTCAGCACCAGGAAATTTATTTAAGAAATCAGGAATTGTCTGCGTTAATTCTGTCTCCTTAGGCAATGTTGCTGATGATAATACAATTGTTGGGATATCATTCTCTTTCCAATTTTTACGAATTGTCTTATGAAAATCATGCTCTGCGTAGTCCATAGTAATAGTCGGCTCATCCCAATAAGTAATAATATTTTTAGCTCCGAAATGTGAAATCATATAATACATTGCAGGCAAATATGATTTGATATCAGAAATCATAATTTGAACATTGTCTCCAACACTATTATCTACTTTTTTAATTCGTCCAGTCTTTTTATTTCTAACTACTTCTTTTGCTGAGAAATAATGTAGACGGACATCATCTGCACTTGCACAACCGAAAGCAAACGCAACTCTTTTCTTTATTGAAATTGCCGCTCTTGCTAAAGCTAAACCAACGTGACGTGCAGCACACACAAATATTACTTTTTTATGTTCCGATAAAGCAATAGGTGTTAAAGTCTTTCCTGTTCCAGTAGGTGCCATATACATAATCAATTTAGGTCGTGGTTGTTTGATTAGTGTAAATATCTCCTTTTGATGCTCATAAAGCATTAAATCACCATACTTCAATAAACTATCGTTTTTTTCAATAAATTCAACAGCATTTTCAATTATAATTGATTTGTCGATTTCATCTGCAAATCTATCTAAGACAATATTAACTAAATGAATAATATGACGATTCAATCGCAGAATATTATTTCTAATTAGCTTATAAAGTGTATAATAATGATAATGAAATAATTTAATATTAGCTAATCTTTTATAGTTAATAGCTTTTTCTAAGTGAAATAACAAAACCAATTCATATACATCATTAGTTTTAATAGTTTCTTCATCGAATCGCTCCAAACGAATTCTGTCTCCCGAATTTGGCTTGATATTTGAATCCACCTTTATACATTTATAATCTAATAACAAAATTTTTAGAACCTCTTCAATTTTATCAACTCTACTTCGTAAGAATTTATTATAAATATAATCTTCAATTCTTTCAGAATATTCTATCTTTAGGAATGTAAAGATAGAATTATTAGTATTATTTCTCATCTTAACATCATGAAAACCACTTTTAATAAGATTCAATACATTTAATTCTGACTCTGAAACTGAAACCTCAATAGATTCCCATTCAGACTTATTAAGCTTACGTTGTTTTAAATCCATTTTACTGGTTCGAATACTTAGTATTATGTCTTTATCTTTATATAGATTTTTTATATCAATTTTTTTATTAATAAAATTGATATAAAATAAATATAAAAATAATCTTGTAAAATTACGTATAATGACGCACGAAGTTCAAATTATTTCCATTGAAGGTAACATTGGTTCTGGTAAATCCACGTTGCTTGCCAACTTGAAAAAGTATTTCAAAAATAATGCAAAAGATTATGTAAATGTTATATTTCTCAAAGAACCTGTTGATGAATGGAGTAATATTAAAGATGAGAATGGTATAACAATTCTTGAGAAATTTTATGCAGACCAAGAAAAATACTCATTTTCATTTCAAATAATGGCTTATATATCAAGATTAAAATTATTGAAAGAAGCTGTTAAAAGTGTTAAAGATAAAATGCAAAAAATATATGAGATACACGAAAATAGTAGCGTTAAACTTAAAACTATAATAATTACAGAAAGAAGTTTATATACTGATAAAATGGTCTTTGCAAAAATGTTATACGACTCGGGTAAAATTGAATCAATAAATTATCAAATTTATTTGAATTGGTTTAATACTTTTGCTGATGAATTTAAAGTAAATAAAATTATTTATGTTAATGCTAATCCTGATATTTGCTATGAAAGAGTTGGAAAAAGAAATCGAGACGGAGAAGATAAAATACCTTTAGAATATTTAAATAAATGTCACTCATACCATAATAATATGTTAGATAAATCATTACCAGAGTGTGTTTGTGATTCACAGCTAGTTCTGGATGGTAATATTGATATTTGCGAAAATGACCACATTTTAAATGAATGGATATCATCAATAGAAAAATTTATATATAATTAATATATATATATATATGAGAGTTCAAAGAGATTATATTACACCGACCGAAAAGAAAAATGAGTATAAAGTAATTTAAAGTTATTAGTATAATTACCATATTAATAACTTCAATAATGTCAGAAGAAAAAATAGAAGAACCAATATTGATTTGCCCTCATTGTAAGGAATTTATATTAATCGAAAAAATAAATTGCGCAATATTTCGACATGGAATACTAAAAAAAAATGGAAAACAAATTGACCCACATGCTCCTAGAGAAATGTGTGAGTATTATATAAACAAAAATTTGATTTATGGATGTGGAAAACCATTTCGAGTAGTCAATAATAACGGAATAATAGAAACTGAAGTATGTGATTATATTTAAAATCGATAAAGTTTGGATTTAATATTTTTTCTTTTCAATAAAAGACACGAAAAATCAAGAAGAATTATTTATAGATTTTCATATAAAATGGGCGTTTTAAATGAGAAAAGGTGTAATGTGTGTCATATTTATTAATGTTAATATTATTATAGAATTTGCAATCATTGTAGTATTTTATTACTATTACAATAAATATTTTTTAATTATAATGTAAAATCAATTACAACAGGATAATGGTCTGAATTGTATTTTCCACAATATTCATCATATCCGTGATATATAAACGCATTTAAAATATTATGACGAATTGCATCAGTAACTAAAACGTGGTCAATCATAGAATAATCACTTGATGATGCAGTGTTACAATTGTTATCAGAATCCCACCAGTCACTGAATCGTTCTTTTTGCTGTATTTCTTCAGCTACATTATGTAGTGTATAAAGTCCAGCAAAATCTCCTTCATTACCCTTCAATATATCGAGAACTCTAGATGTGGGTTTGTTACTATTTACATCTAGAACTTCAGCATCATAGTCATTAAAATCGCCCAGCATAATTACCTCATATTCCTTAGCAATATAAGAGTAAATTGTATTTTGCAAAACAGACGCCTGTGCTTCCCTTTGTGCACACCTAGCAGGGTCAGTAGGTATAGCTAACAAATGTGCTGCAATAAATGCTATATTATATCCGTTAAATTTGAATTCTGTAATATAATGCTTTGTAACACCAGAAGAACCAATTGAGCCATTATAACCACATTTTGAGCCAGGAATTGGGTAATTATATTTAAGTTCAGTTCTATATAAGTTTACTAATGGATCTACTCTTGTTAACATCCCTACATTTTGACCAGTGCTTGTGTCAGTTCCTTTCTTCAGATATGGAGTATAAGAATTATCATCTATTGTATTCTTTAATATATTTAGTTCATCACATCCTTCAACTTCGCAAAAATTAATTATATCTGGATTAAGCTGTTTGACAACTTTTGAAACATAATCCATATGCATTTCTGCCTCAGATTGATTAACCCAAGTACAGCTAGTTCCGGGGCAATTCATTGGGCTGTAGTAGTCGATAAATAACCACTCAACATTATATTGTATTAATCTTAGTTTACTTTTGTCAGCACGTCTATCTTCCATAGTAGTTACATATGGGCATTCAGTATCGGCAAGAGCAAGCCCTAGAAAAAATATAAAAAAGATAATTCCTTGTATCATTCTTTATATTACTTAAGAATAATATATTTAACTTGATTTTAAATATAAAATTGAAAATATATTAAATAAAAAATATAAAGATATATACGATAATGCTACCAAAATTCAATGATTATTTTATAAAGAATGGAGAGAAGGGTAAAAAATCTGCAAGTATAAAAATATTTCCAGAATTTGAATACAGAATGAAGTTTAATGGTTGTAGCAAGGGGAATCCTGGGTTAGCAGGAGCAGGTGCAGTCATTTATCATTTTGATAAAGAGTGCTGGGCTGAATCTTTCTTTGTTGGAGAAAATTTTACGAATAATCATGCAGAATATGCTGGACTAATTTTAGGTTTACAACAAGCAAAAGCATTAGGCATTAAACATTTAAAAGTAGAAGGCGATAGTCTTCTGGTTATAAATCAAATGAAAGGTGCATATAAATGTAAATCAATTAATTTGATTGTGGCGAGAGAATTAGAAACTCATTTTGAAAACATTGAATATGTCCATATATCTAGAAATCATAATAAACGAGCAGATGAATTATCTAATATTGCTATTGATAAGTATTTAGAGGAAAATGCAATTAATTAGATTTATTAATAGTTGTTACTTTAGAAATATTTTTAATTATTTTATCTCTACTTTCCTCTTTACAATCCATAGCTTCAATCACGGTTTTACTGTATTGGTCTGACCTATGAGAATCAGGGTCATTATAATCAGGATAGGTTTCTTTATACGTCTTCATAAGTTTTTCATTTTTAAATGCGACGCTTTTAACCATTTGTTTTAGACGTTTTTTATTCTCGTCCTCTTTTTCCCATATATTTTCGTCTTTAACATAAAATGTTTCTCTCTTTTGGTCGGTACAATGTATAGGTCTAATAGTTTCATCGAGGGAATTAAGATTATTTACAATAATATTAGATATTCCTTCTATAAATCCGACTTCGCCTACATTTATGAAGTCAGATAGTTGTAATTTAATAGAATCAACAAAATCAGTAATATTCATGGCGTTTTTGCATGTTTCATTAAGAAAAAAATTAAGATTAAATGCTTTGTTATGTGAATTGGTATGTGTTATAGAATTATTATTGTGGTTAGTAGTATGGTTAGTGCCATTTTTGACTATTTCTAAAACAAGCTCTTTCATTTCTTTATTTTCTTTCATAAGGTATTCAATTAGCCTGTCATTATTTTCATTATTATTGTTATTTATATTGGTTGTAAAAACACACATTTTTTTATGGGCATATAGAGTAGATGAATGCTTATATGATTTGCCACAGTCACAAACAAAAGTTTTTATGGTGCCGAACTTTTCTGATGTAGGATTTTGTAGGATATTGTGTTTATCGGTTGAAAGGTGCCTTTCAAATTGACTTTTGCGAGACGTAAAATAGTTACAACAAATACAGTGGAACTTTGCGGAACTTTCGTGTGTAGGAACCATCCTATATAAATCCTATATAAAAAAGTTCCTAAATTGATTTTGAGGAAAAATATAAAAAAATATGGTAACAAAAAATAAAAAATATCGTTTAAAATGTGACGATAAAATTTTTTTATCTAGATAAAATTTTTTGTCAGTAAGAGTGTTTTTGAATTTAAAATTTGGACATTTATTTTTGTCCAATTTTAAAAATCAAAAAACTTTTGCATTTTCAAAAAGAAAGAAATTTCCTTCATATGTAGGGAAGAAAAATTAAAAGAAAATCGGACAATTTAAAGAAACTCCCTTCAGAATGTAGTATTCCCGTCTTTAAGTAGTCAAATTAAATATATAATTTGGCTAATAATTATGGTTGTCAAATTAGTATTCTAGTAGAGGTACATTCAAGACCTTATATGGTTTGTATTTAAGGATATCAAGCTCCTTCTTTGTAGTCGGAAATTCTTTCTCTCCATAAATATCTTGAAGCATTAACCATTCAAACATTCCTCCTACATATATGTAGACATTATAGAAGCCTAAATTAGTCAGCTGGTTATACTTATTTATCGTCTTATTGTCATTGCAATTTTTACCATATATGATTATCTTTATATCTTTCCGTCCATTTTTTATACAACTATTTATGATATTCTCTTCATTCTTTATATTCATAGTATTTAAAATTAAACAATCTTGTTCAGTCTCAGAGAGAGTGTTAATTAATAAATGACCATCAAGATTTTTTAAGACATATTGGACATCTTCATAATTTATTTTTATTGAAGTTGACATCTTATTTCCCATTATTATTTATTAATTTATAATTTTAAGTTTTTCAATTCATTTAATATTTAATTTATCATAGTCCCATTTTAAATCTTCAAGGGTGTAAATTATAATTTATTTAATGCAAGTTATACTATATGATTCAAATGATATTCTAGAACCAAGATTTAAATTCGATTGTTCTATCTGTATTAGATGCTTGTACAGGATGAGCAATAGGAACAACTAATGTGCTAACATCGTCAACATATTTCATGTAGCCTTGGGCTTCGCTATAAACTTGTTGAATGCAGTAATTCAAAACAATCTTATTAAGCTCAGCAATTTGTTGAGGAATATTATTGGGTTGATTTGTCGCATGTTGCAAAAATACACTTCTCATAATGATTTTAAGCGAATCACAGTCTTGTGGACCAATAACATATTGACCATTTGAGCGCTGATAAACTCCTGCTCTTATACCATTTTGTATAATCTGTATATTTTGCTGAGAGAAAAATGCTTGCGATAAAGAAGTAGAATCCCATAATCCTTCAGTTGCATTTCTGTATGTTACACATTGATTTGCTGGAATTTTATCATACATTTGAAATAATGCTGAAGTATTTGAAGATTTAATATTCACACGTCCATTATTTACTTTATTCATTTATATAAAATAAGCAAATAGAAAAATTATATTTATTTATTTTATATGGAAGCCTTTCAAAAAATTGTTTTATTTGGTGCTATAATTGTATTAATTATTGCTTTAGTATTTATCGGAATCTCTCTTACGTATTCAAAAGACAATCAACAGTGGCCACCAATGACTCCTGAATGTCCTGACTATTGGATTATGGATGGTTCTGGAAATAATGCAACATGTGTTAATGTGAAAGATTTAGGAACTTGTAAACCACAAAGTGGAGATAAACATTTAAGAATGAATTTTAATCTTCCTGCATTTACAGGAAGTAATGAATTATGTGCTAAATATACTTGGGCTCAAAAATGCGGTATTTCCTGGGATGGAATAACTTATGGTGTGAATAACCCATGCCAAACAACTAGCTCAACTTAAATAAAATCTATTGGTTGATAAACAATATGAAAACATTATAAATATAATTCAATAAATATATATATATAATGAATGTTGTAAAAAACATATGTGATCTACCAGACGAAATTATTCGTGAAATATTTGATTACATACCTAGACAAAAGCTAGTTTTTATAAATTCTACATATTATAATTTATATCACTATTTGCTTAAAAATCACATTCCTATATATGAAAGTTACACACGAGATATGATAAGAAGAGATAATTATTATGTTTTAGAAAGATTAGTTAGAGAGAATTTTGATAGTTGGATTAAAAACAGACAATATCGATATAAAAATATGGTGTTCAGTAATTACATCTATTTTGTTCTTCATTTTTGCATGGAAAATAATTCCGATAGATGTCGCAATATTTTAATGGTCGAATTATCAAAACGTGATTTGTCTAGAAATCTACATAAAAAGAATATTATTAAATATATAAAATGGAACAGTTAAATGTTAATAAAATTCTTAATAGAGAAGAACAAGAAAATACTATAAAATCAATACTCAGAGATTTCGAGGCAAATAAAAATAATTTATTATTTAAAAAAGGTATTTATGTTTATGGAGACCCTGGTACTGGTAAAACCACATTTATTACTAATATTCTTAAAGAACTCGATTATGATATCATTAAATATGATGCAGGAGATATAAGAAATACTGCTGTTATTGAAGATATTACTAAGCATAATATGTCTGATAAAAATATTATGAGCTTATTCCATAAGAAGATAAAAAAAATAGCCATTATTATGGACGAGATTGATGGTATGAATAATGGTGATAAGGGAGGTATCAATTCACTCATCAAACTTATAAGACCAAAAAAAACTAAAAAACAAAAATTAGAAGAAGTAACAATGAATCCAATTATATGTATCGGCAATTATCGTGTCGATAAAAAAATTAAAGAATTAATGAAGGTTTGCAATACAATTGAATTGAAAACGCCCAATCAATTGCAAGTATTGAATATTTGTAATAAATTATTACTTGATATCAATACTGATATTAAAACGAAAATTATCGCATATATACAAGGAGATTTAAGAAAACTTAATAGTATTTATAACTTATATAAAAATAAACCAGAATGTTTTACATTAGAAACACTTGATAATATTTTTCAAATCAAATCATATAATGATGATACAAAAAAAATTACAAATAAATTAATTAATCAATATTTTCCACTAGATGAACATAATAATATTATGAATGAAACGGATAGAACAAGTGTAGGACTATTATGGCACGAAAATATTATAGATGTTATTGATAAAACTGATAAGAAACAGTCTATCCCATTTTATATATCTCAACTAGATAACATTTGTTTTGCAGATTATATAGATAGAATTACATTTCAGAAGCAGATTTGGCAATTTAATGAAATGAGCTCATTAATTAAAACCTTTAAAAATAATAAACACTATCATGAAACATTTAATAAAAAAACTAAATACAATCCAACTGAAGTTAGATTTACAAAGGTTTTAACAAAATACTCAACTGAGTACAATAATTCACTCTTTATACAAAAATTATGTCAAAAGTTAGGTATGGATAAAAAAGATTTATTTGGATTTTTCATTGAGCTTAAAAATAATCATGAGGATAATGAAATTATTACTTTATTAGATAGTTATGATATTAGTAAGCTTGATATTAATCGTATTTATAGATATATAGAAAAATATATAAAAGAAAATGCGACTGGTACTGCAGATAAGGAAATCGATGAAGATGATGATGAAGATGATAGCGGTGAAGCATTAACCTAATAAGTATTTAAATTATTAATAATTAAATTTATATATGTTGTTAAATATTTATTTTGTATTCAAATTTTTGAATATAAAATTACATAACTATATTTACTTTACAATAGTAGTATTAAACTTAGGCTTAGTTTCTTTCTTCAATTCATTTAATCTAGCATCACGCTTTTCTTCCCAAGCTTCAATATGTTCAGGGTTAATACAATCTTCAATGCGTTCAGGGTCAATGGTGCCATACAAATGATTTACGTAATGCTGAGGTGAGCAGTAAAATAGTGTATTTGAACCATTTGCGCTAGTACACTCACCAGTTGCAATGGCAACCTTAAAAAACAAATCTTCGTCCTTTGAACCAACCTTATTTGGATAATATTCGCCAGTCTCAGCATCCCTAATTCTTGTACCCACTCCGCTAGATGTAAATACACGAATACGCTTATTCTTAATCTTACCACTGTCCATTTGAATCTTTCTAGTCAACGTGTTCAAACCTCTGTCTTCTCTGTGAGCCTTTGCGACAGCATCTTCTTGATTTTCATAATCATTTGGGTCTGCTGGATTGAAATACTCTTCTTGATACATTTCTAATTGATAATCATATATCTAGACATATCTTTAAATCATTTTATAAAATAAATATATTATACTGACGATGATACAGGATAATCTTCCTTCTTTCTTTCTATTTGTGACATGATAAGTTGTCTAATTTTACCATTTAAGTAATCTACTTGTTCTTTTAATTGATTATTCTCAAAATTTAGTTGTTGTATAATCATTGTTTGTTCATTTATTTGTTTTTGCGTGGCTTGAGGATTCATAAGCATATTAATTTTATGCATAGTATCCTGATATTCT